GGAGTCACGCACTCACTTACAAGGGGTAAACGAATATAGGGGACATTATGAGTAACGAACAAACAGACCCAGACTTCGTTATCCACTGCGTAGCGAGGTTTGATGACGATCAGCTTGTAGAATGGCATGAACGTGCCGGTATCTACGAATACGAAGCGAACATGAGCAGAGATGCAGCGGAATACAAAGCCGCATTGGATGTATTAACAACTATCGCGCAAAGAATGCGCAAGAAGGGCACACGATGAGCAGCGACGCAATCAACATCACGGGCGAACTGATCCACATCGGACAGACGCAGCAGGTAAAAGACACATTCCAGAAGCGATCTTTCGTAGTCAAGACGCAATCGGAATATCCGCAGGAACTGGAATGCCAGTTTACTCAAGACAAGTGCAAGGAGCTAGACCGCTTTAAGGTTGGCGATACCGTAACAGCCCGCGTAAACTTGCGCGGACGCGGTTACAACAAGCGCGAAGGCGGCATGGGCTGGTTTACATCGCTCGATTGCTGGAAGATTGACAAGCTAGGCGAGAACGCACCTGCAAGCAAAGCAACAGTTATCGCCGAACCTACCGATTTACCATTTTAATACAAGGAGGGAGCAATGGATTACAACGAATTACTAAACGATTTGGTTAGCCATATTGACAATGAGCAAGATGTAGACCAAAAAATACACATGCTCAATATGGCAAAAAGGTATTTGCACCAAGTGTCACCATTTAATAGCGAACCAGTGGATTGTGTCGTATGGGTTAAAAACGATACCGTAGAAGCCAATGACTACAATCCAAATAGCGTAGCACCGCCGGAGATGGAGCTACTAAAAATTTCGATACAAAATGACGGATATACACAACCAATTGTTGGCTGGAAAAGGGATTTCAAATATGAAGTTGTCGATGGATTTCACAGAAATCGTGTAGGCAAAGAATCAAAAGAAATAAATACTAGAGTACACGGCTACTTGCCACTTGTTGAAATAAAGCAAAACAGCACAGACCGTAACGATCGTATTGCGAGCACCATACGTCACAACAGAGCACGAGGAAAGCATAAGGTAGAAGCAATGTCTGACATTGTAATTGAGTTAAAGCGCCGTAATTGGTCAGATGAAAAGATTGCAAGGGAGCTAGGCATGGATAGCGACGAGGTATTGCGCTTGACGCAAATAACTGGACTAGCGGAAATGTTTGCAGATAAGGAATTTAGCGAAGCATGGACGGCAGATATTACTGTTCAAGAGGATTACAATGAAACAGAAATATCATAACTATTTGCAATGGGAAGAATACAAGCAAGGCATGTGGAGAAGGGTTGATACTAAACAGGAACAGCAATACCTAAAGAAAGCAATAGAGTTTACCGGCGACCACATGCTTTATGGTCATTGGATGAAACAAGTAATAACGCAATGGCCTATCTCATGCGATCAGAATCTTTCCAATGCTGACATTAATCACAAAGCATGGATTGGTCATGCTGCTTGCTGCATTGCTTTTAATTGCCCAGAATACATTGTGCGCATGGCGTGGCATCATTTAACGCCAAAGCAACAAGATTTAGCTAATGAACAAGCTGAAATAGCGTACAAAATTTGGGTTGAGCGACAAACAAAGAATTACCAACTAAACATTTTTGAGGAGCAAGGGTGAAAAAGGGACTTGGTATAAATGTTTACGATGCTGCAAAGCAAAGAATATCTTGGGCTTTTGACAATTCACAAAGACAATATGTTTCTTTTTCAGGTGGAAAAGATTCTACCGTCATGCTTCATATTGTTGCTGAAGAGGCACGCAAAAGAAATGTGAAAATTGGGCTGTTGTTTGTGGATTTAGAAGCTCAATACAAACTCACAATTGAGCATGTTGAATCGTTGTTTGATGAGTATTCCGATATAATCAATCCATTTTGGGTATCATTGCCCTTGCATTTGCGCAATGCAGTAAGTGTATACGAACCGCATTGGTTATGCTGGGATGACGAAAGGCAACTTGATTGGGTACGTGATCCGTCAAAGTATTCAATTACGAATCATAAGCATTTTGATTTTTTTCAAAAAGGCATGGAGTTTGAAGAGTTTGTTCCTTTGTTTGGCGAATGGTATTCTGAAGATGAAACAACGGCATGCTTTGTTGGTATTAGAAGTGATGAGTCATTGAACAGATGGCGTACAATATCTAGCACGACAAAAGCGCGATACAAAGATCAATCATATACTACGGTAGTTACTCCACACGTGTTTAATTGCTATCCAGTATATGATTGGAAAACAGAAGACCTTTGGATATATCATGCGAAAAATCCAGACAAAAGATTAAACGAACTTTATAACAGGATGCACCTTGCCGGATTAACTATCCACCAAATGCGGATCTGTCAACCGTATGGTGACGATCAACGGCGCGGTCTATGGCTTTATCACTTAATCGAACCCGAAACATGGGCAAAGGTTGTAGCTCGTGTAAATGGAGCAAATAGTGGCGCACTATATATACAGGAAAATGGCAACGTTAATGGATATAGAAAGATCAGTAAACCAGAGCATCATACTTGGAAGAGCTTTGCACAAATGCTTGTTAAGTCAATGCCTCCTAAAACACGTACTCATTACGAAGCAAAGATCATGCACTTTCAAAAGTGGTGGATAGAAAGAGGATATCCAGAAGGTATACCAGATGAAGCAGATTATAGATTAGAGCAAGAGCGCAAAGTTCCAAGCTGGCGCAGAGTATGTAAAAGTTTACTACGCAATGATTATTGGTGCAAGGGGCTTTCATTTACACAACATAAAAGTTCAGCTTATGAAAAGTATTTAGCATTAGCGAGCAAAAGAAAAAATCAAATGATGTATGAAAATCTACCAATAACGTTGTTTGAATCATGAAAAGGGCAGCAAAGGTGGACATAAATCAAAAAGAGATAGTAGCATACCTACGCAAGATTGGGGCATCAGTCGCTGTTATGAGCGCAGTAGGGCAGGGATTCCCTGATCTTGTGGTAGGATGGCGCGGACGCAACTACATGATCGAAGTTAAGCAGGCCAAAGGCAAGCTAACAGAAGATCAGTACGAGTTTGCAGCGCATTGGAGAGGGCAGTATAGCGTTGCACGGTCGATAGATGATGCGTGCAACATAATCGGAGCGGATTTACCACGAATCAACGTGTTAAAGGAGGATTGATGAGCAAATGGGATGCAAGGTTCATGCAGTTAGCGCAGCTGGTAGCGACGTGGAGCAAAGACCCTAGCACGAAGGTAGGTGCGGTAATAGTCGATGCAGACCGCAGGATCGTCTCATGCGGCTATAACGGAGCACCAAAGGGATGTATAGAGCCATCCGGCTTCTCACGAGAACAAAAGCTATACCGCACTATCCACGCCGAGGCCAACGCGCTGCACTTCGCAGGGGACGTCAGAGGATGCACGATATACATAACGGCCGCCCCATGCGCTAACTGCGCAGGACACATAATCCAGCGGAACATTACAAGGGTGGTTTATATCAAGCCAGATAACGAGTACGCTGATCGCTGGCACGACTCAATCAAACAAGGGTGGCTAATGTTCGCAGAAGCCGGAATTTCAACACAAGAGGTATAACGGAGGACACATGGACGCAATCGACAGGGGGCTAGCTATCAGCTTGGTGCTGCTAGTGATGTATATCGCACTCGAGATATACGTACATAATAGGAGGGTCGATGACTGATTACCCAAACTGGTTTGACTCGGTAGCACGAGCAAACTTTACCGAGTTTCTGCTGCCAGAAGCAGGGCAAGATAACTACCAAGCATTGCAGATCGGCGCATTTGTAGGGCACGCGAGCGATTGGCTGCTACGGTATGTGCTAACAGGTAACAAAGTGATGCTGTATGACGTAGACACATGGCAAGGCAGCGACGAAGCAGAGCACGAGCTGTTTGACTGGGTAGATGTTTTTGACACATATTTAGACAGAATCGGACTGCGGGCATACATGAAGTGCCGATACTTCCGTATGACGTCGGATAGGTTTTTCGATAGCTATGCCAACATGCTAGATCGCAATCAGTTTGACTTTATCTACATCGATGGCGACCACACCGCAGATCAGGTATGGAAAGACGGCGCAAAGGGATGGAAGTATCTCAAGCAGGGCGGCATACTTGCCTTTGATGACTACGAATGGGATGGGGGCAAGGGGTCAAAGTATAATCCAAAGCAAGGCATCGACACGTTCCTAGAAGTACACGAGGGCGAATACGAGGTACTCGCAAAGAACTGGCAAGTATGGCTGCGTAAGCTCTGATACGTTGATAACGCGCGCAGAGAAATATCATCCAATTATGGCGTAAGTGCCATAGATTGCTAATGCTAAAAAACAAAAAACATGATTGAAGATAATACACCCCCAGCTTTTGAAGTTCCTGATGATCGAGAGGTCATCGGCGGTTTTTTTTGTACCGTAGCAGAACAGCAAGAGTTGGGGGTTCCTATTTATGCTATGGATGAATCTTGGATAAAGATATATCGAAGATTGACCGAATCAGACATCTGGCAGATGAAGCCGGAGTACCTCAAAATATGGATATATCTACTGATACGAGCCAATCGTGCACCTTCTGTTCGTATGGTCAAAGGTGTTCAAGTTACCATCAATCGAGGCGAGGTTTTGACCTCTTTGGAACGTATTGCGATGGATTGTTTAGTGTCTGTTCAGACGGTCAGATCGTGCCTAAAATGGTGTTTCATAAATCGCCTATGCGTCGCCCATAAGTCGCACAAGGTAACACATCTAACTATCTTAAAATACGATGAGTTACAAGGAAATGGTGTTCCAAACGTCCGCCAAAAGTCCTCCAAAAGTAACGCAAGTCAACAATACATAGAGAATATAAGAAGTAAAGAAGAAGAGAATAAAGAATATACAAGTAGTGTGAGTATGCGCTCACGCGCATTCACGCGCCCAAGTTGTCAAGAAATCCTTGACTACTTCCAAGAGCTAGGCAGCACAGCGGATGAGGCGCACAAATTCCACGACCATTACACAGCCAACGGCTGGAAGGTGGGCAAGAACGCTATGAAGGATTGGAAAGCAACAGCGCGGAATTGGAACAGGAACAAAGGCAAGTTTGGCAAAGAAGCTGATCCGCAGGTTGCGATCCGCACAAAGCCCGCAGGATTGCCGAAGCAGGTGGTCGAATTGTACCAGAAGGAGCTACCATCAGAAATTGAAATAGAGCGCATGAAAGCTTTGTACCTATCCAAAGTATCAAACAACGAATAAAAACGCGTCTACGGGGCTGGAAACGGCCTGCAAACAACTATTAAGCATTACTTAACAACTCAAAAACAACACGGAGGGTAAATATGAGGCGGTATAGAAAGCTAAATGAGGTGCTCGCAATGTCCGAAACCATCCTAAAATACTTTGACGTGCACCGGTCGCGGTTCGTAACATGGGCTCTTAAACAGCCCGACCTATTCCCAGAAGTAGGCAAGCGCGCGATGCAGGATTATTTGTTCATAGCACTCAATAGGCACATAATCCCTTCACACATAACAGACACCAGAAGAGCACTTAAAATCATCAAACAAAAACATACCATGAGACCAAACACGCAAAACCCAGCTATCCTAAACCTTATCGACCAATTCTGCAAGCTCTATAACTGCACATGGGAGCAGCTTGTAGCGCAATCCCGCTTTCATTGGGTTGTAGAATGCCGTTATCTGCTCATGTACTTCCTATTCACGAAGTACAGACTATCTAACTCCTTGATAGCGCGGCTATTTAACAAGCACCATTCGTCAGTTATCCACGCGCTGCGTAACATGCGCAATCAGATTGAGACGGATGCTAACTTCCGTGAATATGTCGAGCGCATGGAAACGCTGCTAGATATTAACTTTACCGTGCAAGTTGAAGAGATAGAGTGAGTAATGTGGAATTTTACAAACTAGTTATGCAGACCTCATAATGGGCCGTAAAAAGTTAGAACTCGACGAAGAGAAGATATGGGAAGCTGCGACGAAGGGGGCTGGCTTTGAAGCTATTGCAAGAGCACTCGGCAAGGATGCAGACGGCAAGCCCCTAGTATCTGGCGAGACGATACGCAGGCGCTACGCAGAGCTTATATCGCAGGCAAAGGCAAACGGCGATATTGAACTTTACGCTGCCCTATGGGAAGAAGGCGTAATAGGCGTACCAGATCAGAACGGCAACAGGAAACGCAACGGTGCGGTATTGTTGCGCCTTGCAGAGCATCGACTAGGTATGTCCCAGAAGATGCACCAAACCAATGAGCGGCAAGAGTTTAACATCGTTATTGGCCCGAAACCGAATACCATACCACTAGAAGCAGATGATACAAGTAACAACACCATTGCCAGCGCAGACGGCCTTCTGGAACAGTAGAGCACGGCATCGGCTTTTCGTGGGTGGTATCGGTAGCGGCAAGACGTTAGCAGGATGTCTTGAGATACTACGGCAGCCGTCAGGGACATTTGGCACGGTCATAGCCCCTACCTATCCGATGCTGCGGGATGCTACGCTGCTCACGTTCTTTGAGAAGTTTGGGCAAGCGGTCGAGAGCCATAACAAGAGCGAAGGCGTAACCGTACTACGCAACGGTACTACCGTGTTCTGGAGATCAGCAGACAAGCCCGATTCACTCCGAGGCCCTAACCTCAACTGGTTCTACCTAGATGAAGCGGACTATATGGACGGCGCAACGTGGGACGTTATGCTTGGTCGTATTCGCCGCGATCCTACCGCTTGCTGGCTTACCACATCCCCTAATGGAGATACCAACTGGGTATATGAGCGCTTCTACCGTAAGTGGACGGAAGGCAATCCAGAATACTTTGTAGCGCAGGCAAAGACAAGGGACAATGTCCACCTACCGCCTGAATACGTCAGGACGCTCGAAGAAACGTATACGAGCGAGTTTGCGCGGCAGGAGCTGGAAGGGGAGTTTATCGGGCCAATGGGGCGCATCATGCGGAAGGAGTGGTTGCAATACGCTCTGCTTCCAGAAGATGATATAACGTATGTTATCGGCGTGGACTTGGCGGTAGGCATGAAGTCCAATGCAGACGATCGCGCTATTGTGGTAGTAGGCAAGCGTGGGACGACCTATTACGTCGCTGATGTGGTGTTTGGCAAGTGGAGCTTTAACGAAACCAAAGACAAGATCAAGCAGACTGCCTACAACTGGAATGCGGTCAGGGTGTGCGTTGAGAACGTGGCATATCAAGAAGTGATGGTACAACAGCTCCGAGCCGAAACCATGCTAAACATTCAGGGTGTCAATCCACGGGGCCGCAATAAGCTCACACGCTTTCTACCGATTGCAGGTAAGTATGAGCACGGGTACATCAAACATGTGAATAGCGTACCTTTGGAATTTACCG